GATCTTTTTACAGATTCTAATATACTTCGGTGGACCAGGTGGGAGTCGAACCCACGTCCAGAATGCCTTTCGGCTCACTTCATACAACAATAACTTACATTATACAATCGCTCGAGGGATTCGTCAACTCCCCTGTGTCCCTCGCACCCCTGATAGGACTTACACCTACCCAAACTACTATGTAGTTTTGCAGTCAACGATAAAATTATTTAGCCAGCGTTTACGTTTGAACTACCTGCCGCGATTGTATCACCTTCAACAGGATCACCAATTCTAGCAATAGCTTTACCGTTGGCAAATACAGTACCAGAGCCAGCTGATGCGTTATGTACTTGTCCGGGATGAGGATCACCTCTGTAGGCAGGATCACCTCCGTGGGGCGCATAGGTATCTCCTACTCTAACAACGCCCAGATTATTAACTTTGACATCTCCGCTTGCGCCTGTGCTGGGGCGCGGTTTATAAGGACCGTGACCTGTGGTTTTATCGCCTAATCGTGTAACTGGTTGTGCCATTATGATGTACTCGCTAGAAGTGTCTTCAATAGATTAGCAACAACATCAAAACTTGGTATTGTAACAGTTTCTGTAAATGTATCGTTAGTTGCTGATGTAGTAATTGTATACACACAGGTTCCCACACGTGAGCTAGGACTATCTACACCTATAATTTTTTTGTATGTACCCACAGCAGGAGGGATAGATCCACTATGCTGTATTAAATTAAAATCTAACCAATGCCAGGTTATTAGTGGAACTGAAGTATACTTGCCGGATAATGTCACTGTTCCGGAAGAAGTTGTAATAGTAACTCCCGGATCTATAACACTGGCTGTAACGCTGGGAATATCCGTAGAACTGGTAATCGTTATTACCTGTGTGAACGGTGTATTATAACTTACGGAACCAGTTGGTGGATCATTATCTAGCATCCAGTATTTACTTCAACGCAATACCAGTAGTACCTTGCATGTATTGATCTGCGGCGTCTTTTTTGCTAGGAATAACAAAAAATACGTGGGCTTTTTGTAGGGTAACGGTTTCAGCATCTCCCAAGAAAACCCAAGGAATCATACCCAATCCCTGTTGTCCCATAGTTAGCGCCAATGGCTTGTTGATAGTGACGGTATCAGCAGTTTCGTCTTCGTAACGTGCGATAATTTCGTCACCGTTGATGATTTTAATACTTACAACAGATCCCTGTGTAATTGGTTTTTTGAGTAACATATTAGTCCTTGGTTATAAATTCGTTGGTCATTGGAAAAATTTCAGCAATAGCTTGAGCACAGGCAATCGCAACTTCTTGATGTTCTAACTGTGTACCGTTAGCACTACGGAGTTCAATGAAGTGGATCCAGCTACGTAGTGTTCCATTCATGTATATACGACTTTCTGTCAATCCTTCCGGAAGAACAGCACGAGCCTGTTCCTTAGCAATACCTTTACTTATTGCCCATTCGTATGCTTCTCTAGATTTTTTGACTACGTCTCTTTGAATGTTTTCCCATTGGTAAGCAATTTGTCTATGGTGATCGTCCTCTAGATCAAGAGGTCTACTATTTTGCCTGTTTTTGTGATCTTGTAGCCTTGCATCTCTAGATACGAAATTAAGATCTTTAGTGGGATCGGCGTATCGCTGGGAGAACTCTTGGAAGCTAAAACTTCTGTGTCTAAGGATCTGTCGGGCAATGTCTCTTGTGGTGGTAATTTCGATACAGGCTGAGACCATTTCGAGTGGGCTCCAGTGCTTGTGTTTGACCAGGTATCTGATGAGTTTCTCAGACGTCTCTGTGTTGAGTTGATTGGAGGGATTGCTGACACGGGCGCAATAGGCAATGAGTTCCTGGGCGTCGTCGATTCCCATGCTGGCAAACTCGTTAGTCGGTTGGCTGTAACTAAGTAATCTAACATTCATTTCTTATCCTTATAGCATAATGCTTCTAATAGTTTATAGTTGTCGTAGGCCTTTTTAAGGGCTTTAAACTCTTTTACCTTTTCCGGGTCTGGAACAAGTATTGCTAATCTTTCGTTAATCTTTTCTAATGTTTCAATTAGACTAATGCCTTTAACAGTTACGTCATTGTCAAAATTAGCCTTACCAGTTACATGTAGACTAGGATGATTGGAACTAACTGATGTAGAGAAGTTAGAGGATCCACTTCCGTTACTTACTAGAATAGTATTTGTAAGAGACGCCCAGTTTGACGCAGTTGTTGATATTGTTATTGTGCCAGTACTATACGCACCGGGCACAGGGCATGACACTTTTCCGCTTGGCCAATTTGACATTAGAAATCATCGTTCACTGGGGCCCAATCTGGTTTAATAGGAGTCAACGGGTCTTCGCCCGTTACTAACGTTTCGACCATTTGAGCTTTTGACCATGCGTTGCGCAACGCAGGGCTTGCTTCTCTATCTTCGCTGGTATGTACCAAATCCATCCAAACATGATGACTAGAAGAACGATGAGCTCCAACAAGTCGTGGTTGATGTATTTTACCAGTTTCCCAAAGCTCAGTAGCAACCTTGATCACTGTATCATGATCAAGACCTGCTAGACTACGATGGTCCCATTCTTCAACCTGCATGTATGCTTCCATGACTTCGATCCAATGTTCAAAATCATTACACATGGTACCAGTAGTAATGCTCACAACATCGTAGAGATTTACCTTATCTTCTACAATATCACGAACACAACGGCTAGCAGAGAAACCTACTTTTTTCATTTTAAATGTTCTTTCAATTCGGTGAACCCACCAATTAATTGTTCGTTAATAAAGATTTGAGGGACTGTACGAGCATTTGGTACAGCTTCCAATAAATCTTCTCTAGTGTATCCATCTCCAATTTTACGTTCTTCAAATTGGATACCCTTTAATTTTAACAGACTTTTTGCTTGTTCGCAATAGGGACAGTTGTATTTTGAGTAAACTACTGCTTTCATATTACTCTCCTTTTAAAAACTTCATTACAGATTCTGGGCTAGAAACACCGTATGGATCTGGATCAGTATCGCTCGATTCTGGTTCAATAAACATTTGTTCTATTGCGCTGTTGTTAACAACTGCGGCATAACGGCGACTACGTTTGCCAAATCCAATAGCACTCATATCAACTGTCATGCCCATGCCTTCTGTGAACGTACCTGCGCCGTCTGGAATAACCTTAACGTTCTTTATGTTTAATGCCCGAGCCCACTCGTTCATAACAAAACCATCATTAACTGAGACGCAATAAATTGCGTCAATACCTTTTGCCTGGAAATCAGCAAACTGTTCTTCGAATCCCGGCAGTTGGTATGTTGAACAAGTTGGTGTAAATGCTCCTGGCAAGCTGAATACCACTACTCGCTTATTAACAAATAGGTCGTTGGTTGTTTTGAATACAAATTCTCCACCGATGGGACAGCCCCCGGTCTCTGGTGCTAAATCGCCTTCGCGAAATGCAAATGTTACATTTGGTACATACTGTGTCATAATTTTCCTTTATAAATCTGGTAATTCATCATAGCTAACATTGTCTGACATTACGCCAATAACATAATTAGTTGATTCGTTTTCTTGTAACGCTGTTTGTTTCTTGTTGATATTTACGTGTTTGTTAAACCAAGGTATAGGACTCTGGCGGGGATGGTCGCCTAGATATTTGATTCCAATTTCTTTTAAACGTACAAACGCTGTGTAATCTACAAAATCTTTTAAGATTGTAGCGTTAAGACCAATAACTGGACCTAGTTTAAATAGGTACTCGGCCCAAGATTTTTCTTCAGCAATTACATCCATATACATTTGATATACTTCAGCTTCACATTCTTCTTTAGCTTTGATAAATCTTTCGTCATCTTTAATTACATTATTAATAATCCAGGCTGTCCATTCTGCGTGTAGTAATTCATCTTGTAGGATCAAACTGATAATATTGCCGTTACCGATATAAATCTTATTCTCAACCATGGCTAGTGAGGTGGCAAATGAAACCATGAAACGGAAAGCTTCTAGGGCATAACTAGCGTTAAGTGCCATCCAGATTGCCTTAATATGATGACTTTCGGCAACATCGGTTCCTGTTTCTTTGAAACAGTTTAATTGATGTAGGCTTTCATAATAACGGCCAATATTAGAAGCCATGTCTACAATTTCTTTAGTATCATGAATCTTGTTAAACTCTTCTTTAGGCACACCGTAAACATTACGAATGATATGACTATATGATTTACTATGGATGTTAGTTTCAAAGAAACTCCAGTTACTTACTAGAGCTTCTAGTTCTGGAATTGAGATGACCGGGCTGAATACCTGGTTTGGCGCACGACCCTGAATGGAGTCCAAAGCAGTCTGGCGCAGTAAATTGCTAGTAAAAATATGCTTAACAGCATCGCTGGCTTCCTTATGATCCATCTTGTCTTTGGTAAGACTAATTTCTTCTGGTACCCAAAAGAAACCACGTGCTAGTTCTTCAAACTTGGCAATCTTAGGATACTTAACTTCTTCAAAACGTTGTACTGTTACAGGACCTTCTGGATCCAAAAACATCTTGCGCTTTAGGTAGTTTGTTTGTTTTGATATATCGTATTGTTGTTTACTCATTTTAATATTTTCCTGACGCAAGTACTATCTTGCAAATATGTTCAAGGCGTTCAATATGCTCATAGGCACGCCATGGACTTGTATCAATAGCAACTACTCCATGACCTTTAATACCTACGATGTCATAGGCAATGTTGCCTTCTTTATCTAACTTTAGATTCTTATGGCACTGATCTGCTAGCTCTTGACTGATGGGGGCAACATCGCCTACATTAGGTGCTACCTTAGTATAGCGATTCAGTTCTGGAAAGGCATCACTGATAGTACTAAGATCGATACCGGCATGCATAGCGGCAATACAGTAGGTAGGATGTACGTGTACAATTACACGCACCTCTCCATGGTGTTGTCCCATTTCCTTTTGTAGACCAAAGTGTAAAGGTATTTCACCGCTGGGTATTAAGTTCTTACTGATGTCAGTATATTCCATATCTTCCCAGTTGTAGCCATACACACCTGTGCCTACACCACTATTGATTGTTCTCCAGATTTTAATTTTTTTGAACTGGTCAGGTTGTAGTGTCTGCTTACGTACACCGCTCGGAGTAATATAGAAGTGATCACGGTCGTGATGACGAATACTTACATTACCATCACGGCTGGTA